CTTAAATGTTGCCCCCTCCCGGGGTTTACCCCGGTCCCGTTTTACACGAGGGATAATAATTAAAAGAAACATATTTATGACACTAAATACAGATTTCATTAATTCATTAAACAAGGATTTACCTGAAGTCGCTAAAACGATTAAGGAATTCTATGAATCTAAAGAAGATATTACATCTGAAGAGATTCAGAAACTGATTAACTCCTTAAAGTTAATCAAAATACACAGAGAAAATAAAGGACACAAAAACTATGTTGGTTTTGTACCTACTGGATTGAAAGTTCCAACTGGAATGAGAGTTCCTGGACAAGGAAACTTCGTTATGCAAGATGCAGCTATGAACGCAGCAGCCGGAGCAGCACGATCAATCTTCAGTGATATACAAGCTGGACGTAAGCCAATGTCAAGACAGAGCGCATTAAGCGCGGTTGTAGCTGGAGCACAAAGTGCATTCCCAGATATCGACTTTTCTGGATTTACAGAAGCACCAAACACACCAGGTGGTGGTGGCGGTACTTCAATAGGTAATTCACCAATGGCGAATTCACCTTATAATGGACAAGGATTTATCTTTCAACCTAAACCGTTAGAAGTTAGATACAGACCAGATTTACCGAACACTATTTATGGAGAAGTTGTTCCTGAAGCGAAAGCCGACTTTAATGACGGTAACGATAATGGAACTCAATCTACTATTAACTCACGAATTGTTGCTCATTTAACGCAAGCGAATATTTCTATTCCTAGCCAGAATACAGCAGCTGGTACTACTATCAATAATTATTTTGATGATGTTTGGATTCCGACAGTTCAACTGAAAGCTCAAGGTAGTGTTAGTTTTAACATTAATGCCTCAGCAAATTTCAGTTCTGCTACAATGCGTGATTATCTAACTCGTATCATCGATGCCCTTTCGATATACTACTTCTTTGCTCACACATACGGATATTGTACAATATCTAGTAACAGAAACCCAGGTATATTTAACTTAAGAGAGATGTTCGCTACGTCGGATGTTCAAAACTTAGCGCTATTACAAGAGAGATTACAAGCGTTACCGATCCCTCCTCGTATTAACGAATTGTTATATTGGTTCTACAATATTTATCGAGAAGATTCAATTGCTGGATCTAACTTAATCATGAATATTCCTACTATTCTTACGAATGGTCAGGCAGACCCAAATGATCCTGCGAAAGGACTTGCCAATCAAGCACTGGTTTCACAACAACTAGCTTCGCTTGCGGATCCTGGATTCATTAATACAACAAACTTCCTAATGAGAGTTTGTCCTAACTGGTCTAACACACAAGTTGGATCTGCTATGGGTATTGTTGAACATGATCCGAACTTCACGACTACATGGAAGAATGAACCATTCTCAGGTATCACTAAGTTAGAAGATACTGGAGTTTCGTTAGTTTATACAATTCCACAAATGGGAAGTGCGAATCTTGATGTACCTTATTCTTCATTTGTTGAATCATTAAGTGGTGGTATTCAATCACTACATTCAATTTATAGCACCACAAACAATGCTTACCAAGGATTTGTTGGTCCATTAGTTTCTACAACAGGTTTACAATTCGGTACTAATAGATGGTCTTATCTAAATAGTAGCGGTGTTCCTGGAGCTGGAGTTGATGGATGGTTCGATGCTACTTGGTTCCAAAGAGCTCAAACGTCTAGAAACGAGACTTACACTTTCTCTCAAAATAAGATTGTATCTCGAAACTTTATGGCACAAACAGTTAGTGGTAGTACGCCAGTTGAAGGTATTAATTTAAATTCAAATGCGCAAATTACTGCTGAATTCATTCGCTGGTTAACGCAACTTGATGAAATAGGATCAAGAGCTAAAATGGCACCAGATGCAATGAAAGGTGGCAATAAAGGTAGATCTAGAAAGAGAAAATAAGCATTATGGTACAAATTAACAAGAACGAAACAATTTCATCCCTTCCTTACAGCGATATCATTAATGAACTTGACTTAAACGGAAATGTTCTCGCCAAACAGAAGCTTTCAAATCTATTAGTTCGTACATCAGTTGGTTCTAACGACGTGTTAGTTTCACCTATTGGTAGACCCGATCCACATAAGCTTTTAAATGAATGGACCAAAATCTACAATAGTTGTAAAGATGAGAAAGTTAATTCTGTATTAAACGAATTAGAGCTATCACAGAAGGATAAATTCTCTCCCCGATCGATTGCCAAACCATGGAGTGAAAGGAAAGAAGATACTTTGGATTATTTTGCTGAAAATAATGTAGACTACTCCGGCCTATCTTGCCAAAGTATCACTTCTGACAAGGGTATTCTTCGCCCTTTAAGTGTAGAAAACGCTTCTAAATATATCAAGAAATCCACTTCTGCAGGTTTACCTAGCATGCGTAAGAAAGGTGAGGTTTTAGCTGAAACTATTGAAAACTTAGAGTATTTTCTAAATAGACGTGATCCAGCAGTATTATTTACGCGTACTCAAGAACAAGGTAAAACTCGATCTGTATTTGGAATTCCGTTAGCGGATGTTCTTTACGAAATGAGATTTTATCGTCCTATTCTTGACTATCAAAAGCGACTACCATGGAGAAGTGCCTTATTAGGCCCGAATGCAGTTGCGAAGCATTTGTCCGAAATAATCGATGTCGCCATTAGTAAAGGATTGACTCTTATTTCGATGGATTTCAGTAATTACGATCGTTCTATTAAACAAGGTTTACAATTCAAAGTTGGTGAATATTATTCTAACCTTTATCAAAATAAGTATAATGATGAAATTAATAATATTATTCAGCGTAAAAGTACTATTGGATTAGTAACGCCAAGCGGCACACTAAATGGACCACATGGTGAGCCGTCAGGTTCCGCATTTACTAATGAAGATGATAGCATAGC